GGGGAGGTTTTATCAGACTAGAGTTCGTTTTCTCCGCCGAAACAAGATGAAAAGATCTCATAGTCTTCTTAATTTCTGATTATCTCATGCCTCAGGAGGCGATGCAACTACATGTTCTTTACTTTGAAATATATGAGGAAAATAGTAAATATCTCGGCCTTCAATCTGGAGTACCCACGCGACATCGACAGCAGAAAAAACGATAAAGAGAGAGAAAACCCTGAAAACCGAATAGTTTCCCCCCCCATCATATACATCGTAACTCATTGTAAAGTAGCGAAATAGTTCCATTTTTGTATGTACACGATCGTCATCCCACGAGCGTGGCGCTGTTTCTCCCCCTGCTGCAGGTGCGCGAGAAACCCGAGGTTTTGCCCTTCGGTCGTATCGGTATTTGCTAGCATCCCACTCTGGTACTGTCGATCGTAGAATAGCAAGGACGGGGTCGGTACCTCAGTAATTCCCCACCTTGAATAGAAGCGCGGGGCGGGAGGGCTGGCATGGAGATTCGTTGGGGGCGCCAGAGCGAAGGGGACAGACAAAGAGTACTGCATGGATGAGGTAGTATGCGTATCCAGTCATGCTCGAACGAGCCCCAACACTCAGACCGAAGTGACCGCCTGGGACCTCAGCCTGAATAGGATATTTGCCAGAGTAGGCTTGATTCCAGCGAGAAACTCCTTCCACTCTTCCGCCGATCGTCGTAGAATTGAGGTGTAGGCTTCGATGGCGGCGGTCGAAGCGCAGATCAGCATCAAGAAGCAGAGGAACACCCCATTTCCCCTGCACGTGAAGCGTTTCGTTCCGGCGAGGTGCGAGAGTCGTTTGAACACATCGTTTTCGATGTGCCAACGGACATGACCAGCCTCCCGGACTTCTGCGGGCGAGAGATCGAGGGCCGAGGTGACTATCCAGAAGGTGCTCGTCTCCCGCCGCGGGTCTTTCTGGTAGTGTTCGGTGACGAACGCGACCGTGAGCGGGACGCCTGCGTAGTTGGCCGCCGCCATGTCCATCTCCCACGAACACAATCGCATGTCATCATAGCCCGAGGCCGTCGTGCGATACTTCGGGAAGTCCCGATGGGCCTTCATGGCGAAATCGGCATCTGCGAGAACCTGGCGCCAGTCGGCCTGGGGGTGATGACCTTGAACAGAAAATCCGAGCCCAGCTTGTGTATTTCAGTTGCGACTGGTTCGTTGAAGTACAGCCCGTCGCCCATGATGATGTCGGGCACCAGAGGACATAACGTCGCCCCAAGCGTCTTCAGGCCCGATAGCGCGGTCGCATATTCGTAGCATGTCCTTGGGATTCGAGCACGAGAGCTGGAGCATCTATCGTACCGTGGAGATCGAAGACGACGAGGTCGTGATTCTTCATCGTTGAACCATCGACGATCCCGATACGATATGGCTTTCCTCCTTCAATAAGTGACGCGCGGAGGACGCCCTGGCGATCCACTGCCCTCACGGCGGCGAGCAGGAAATCCTGAACGACCGTAGGCGCGAGAGTGCCAAGGACTCGCAGAATCGTCGAATCGGAAACGACTATGCGGCGTCGGCTCGCGAGTATGCGCTTGAGCTCGGGACCTCGCGCCTCTCTGTCGAGAGCCAGAAACGACTTCAGAATAAAAAACGGCATCAGCGCCACAGCAGCCAGCACCGTGGCGAGCGGAATGGCGGGCTTCGTTCGGGCATCCGGCAATCGGGAGAGATTGTCGAATAACTCTATATCCTTTTGTAAAAATCTACTACTCCTTTCTTCCCCACGATCCGCCCCCCAGAGTTCGGCGTTGTGGTCAAGAAAAGAGAAGAAGGAAGAAAAGAAGGTGGCTCTCCCCTGAGCCACCTTCAAGTATAAGCGCCCTCACGCCCCACGCCATCCTGGTTGGGGAATTACTGTCGGTACCTGCGCCGCGGCTTATGCATCATTCACGGCACAGTGTTCGCTACTTTTCGCAAACTCGGAAGACGCTGGTTTTCGCGACGCTGGTTTTCGTGTTGACGATAAAAATGCTAAAGCATCAATCCCTTTAGCGCTCACATCCTGTCGCTTTGTGCATGACAGCTTCCTCGATCTCCTCGCACGCCGACGCGAAGCCCAAGACGTTCCCGGTGTCACGTGAATAGCTCTCGGACATTTTCACGGAGCGATGTCGGCTCATCCGCATTGTAGGCTCACAAAGGTACGGCGTAGACCATGAAATACCAGATTTCCTATTCGCCTCACTTCCTCGTCTATGCAGATCCTCCGAAGGATTCAGATGTATCCTGTCTGTAGCATGTCTAGATCGGCGAGCCGGAAAGGATCGCGCCCATGCCCATTACAGAGAACGAAGCGGACACCGGCTGGCGCCACACTCTCGCAGGGCTCAAGGGCGTCGAGGACAGGCCGAGGAATCGGGACTTGTCGAGCCCGTGGCGATCCGGGGCGCGAGCCCTTCGGACCCTTTAGCCCCTCGCCCTCGATGAAATCGTGCTGAACGGTCAGCATTCCAGCGGCATTGTCCATGTCCTCGGGCATGAGGCCGCAACACTCCCCGAGGCGAAGGCCGCAGAGCGAGGCGAGAAGGACGCCCGCCTTTACGCTCGGGGATTCGTTCAAGGCTATGATCCTTTGAAGCTCGGCCACGGAAAGGACGCCACGCTCCCGCGGACGCTCGGCGAGTTTCTCCACCGCCGCGAGAGGATCGGCGAGCCGGTTCCGCTTGCAAAAATACTTCATAGGGTCACGGGCCGCGCTCAATATGCCATTGATCGTTTGGGGTTTCACGCCGAGGCCGAAAGGCTGAGGACGCGGCTCTCCATAAAATCGCATCGAGGTCGAAGAATCGCCTTCCCATTTGAGTGCGAGGCTAGGTGCTTGTTTAGGATACAACGGGTTATAGAGGTGGGAGCCTGAAAGAACGACGCCCCGGAGGGCGCAGCCTTGCGCACTGCGGCGGCCGCGCTCCTGGCCTCGGGGAAGGTCTTTGATTTTATGATTTTCCCATCGCTGTCATAGAACCGCGCCAAGAAGACACGCCCCGCGGCGGTCTTGCGCTCCACAATGCAAAACGGAGCCCTCCCCATACTTTCCCCTTCGTCGCCCGAGGTAACATTTCGGGCAACATCGGCTGAAAATGGGCGGACTCCGTTTTTCGGTCGTCCTACAATTCTTTGTCTCGGTGTACTTTGCGGCGAAGAGGACTTGAACCTCCATGCCTCTCGGCACTAGCACCTCAAGCGACCTAATGCCTTATACTACAATGAATTATGAACCACTATGTATAGTCTGCATCAAGTCTTATCGTTTGTCAAGGGAAGCATGAAAGCCTAAGATTCGCTTCATTTATTGGCGTTTCACTGTACATATTGCTGTACACTTGGTTTCGTATAACGCCCCTGGGGGCATCTTGTTTTGCGTGAGATTTATAGAGATCTTATGGAATATGGAGGAATAATCAAATGATGTTACCAAATAACAGCAAGCTAAAAAGCATAATGGGGCGACATCGCCTAGATGTATCTGAAGTAGCTGAACTCTTGGGATGTGACATACCTACCGTCCATACATGGCTGCTCCCCGACAGATATCGGAATAGTGCCCAAATGCCTACTTCTACTTTGGTGAAGCTGTGCAGAGAATTGGGAGAACCCGTCGAACCAGAATACCATAACGAGCTATTGCAGAACATGCTCGCAATGCTACTTCCTGCCTAGACATCCCGGGTGTAAACCACGGCTGGCCTTATAATACAACAAAATAGCGAAAAATCAAGAGCCTTTCATCTCCAATACAGGGTGATTGCCGATGCCGTTTGTGTTGACGAATCAGTTGACGTTTTCAAGCCCCAGGAGGCCAGCCGCGCGGGCAGTCCCTGCCGGGTATCTCCATTTTCTTGGGCTCCTCATCCTCCATAAGCCCAACCCATAGTTCTGCCAATGCGGCGGCGCCATCGATCGTTTGAGGGGCAGGGATAAAAGTCGACGGATCGAGCGTTATCATACTTAATATTACGCGCGAGATGGATTAAAAGAATTCAGCTTAGAGTTAAAAAAGCAAAGTATAGATGAGTTGAGACGACGATTAGGATAGGCGCAGGACTCACCACCAGTGGAAGATACGACGCCCGAGCTCGTATACGCCGTCGCCGAGTGCCCCTCCGGCCGCTCCCCACAGCGCGCCGCGGGGGCCGTCGGCGAGGGCGCCCGCGGCTGCGCCGGCGCTGATAATCGCTGCGGCGCGCCAGGGACTAACGCGGCGCTCCGCCAAAACTCTGTAGTTGTCGAAGCCCGTCTGTAATGAGGTGTTGGTTCTGGAGAGCGCGTCTAACGAGCTCGCGGTCTTGCTCGATGCCTGTACCGAGCTGTCCAAGGTCTTCTGCACTTCGTTCGACTGATCCGACAAGCTCTCTGACTGCGCGCTGGACGCCGTCACGGTAGCTTGCAAACTCTGCTGCGCCATGCTCGCTTGCTGATTCTGCGAGTCGAGATTCTGCAAGAGCGTCGTCAATATGCTTTCGTTGATCAGCGAGAGCTGCAGTAAAGAGGGCGGCTGCATCCCGGAGGGATTTGCCGCCTGCGGCGTCTCCTGAGCGGCGGCCGAGATAATAGCCAGAGCCAAGAAGCAGAGCAGCGCCCACAAGCGCCGCGGCGATAATCGTGATAGCCTTGCGCACATGATACCTCCTTCTACGGGTTAGATGCGCCGTCTCGACTTCCGTCGGAGACGGGGATGTTCAATCGCGACTCGCTGCCCCACGCGATACCCTGGAGCGCGGCCGAATAGGAGAGCAAGACCGCCATGATGGGCACGAGGGGGAGAGCGTCGGCGAGATAGAAGTAGGACTGGACCCAGGGGACCCAGAGTGGCGCGAGGGCGGCCTCGAGGAACGCGGCGAGGGACTCGGCGCGCTTGGAAGAGAGGTCTCCGAGCGGGTCATGGATGAGACCGAGGCGCTTGTGGGGCGCGGCGGCCGGCGTGACTTCCTGGTCGCTCATCCTCTACTCCGAGACGACGAAGTCGGGCTGTCTGCCGGTGGCGAGCTCGGGCCTAATGATGCTCACGAGGTAGAGCAGGTCCTGTAGGAGCGAGATTCGGATGCACCCGTTGGTCCAGTCGCAGGTCGAGTAGTGAAGCCCGAGCGCGCTATCCCGCACCTTCCGTCCTGTGACAGCCTTGTAGAATCCCTTCTCGTCGAGCGCCCAGACGTCGACCATGGAGTAGGCGTCGGTCTCAATGAAATAGGGATAGAGGTAGCCGTGATCCTCGTTCGGATCTGGGTGAGGGCGCAGGCCCGTGATATGACAGCTCCCTTCCGGAAAGGGCCGGGGCATCGAGGGCAGATTGTCGGGGAAGGTGTGATAGAGATCGGGATCTCCCGCGGCCTCCTTGGCGCGATTCGGACGCAGGCCATTGAGCTCGTTGCGGACCTTGGACCAACAAACGATCTTCCGGTCGCCTCCATCGATGGTCAAGAATCCATCCGATTTCTTCCAGGTGATTTGCATTATTCCTCCCATATTTCGGTGAGCGCTTTCCTATCTCCAAATTAGAGCGGCCACCACACCCAAGAATGTCAGGAACGACGTGATCATGGCGGCCCATGCCTGCCATGTGGCGGCGCCCTTGGTTGCGCCGGCCTGGATATTCGCTACTGCCACTTCCGTACCCTCCAGGAGAGCAGCCTCCTTGTGCGCATAGAACTGCTTCTTGAGCTCGTGAAGCTCGCCTCGTATGCCGTTTGAGCGGCCTGGCGGCGGACCCATGACGACGGTTTGCAGGTCGGCGATTGCGACCGCATGCTCTCTGCCTTCGTCTTCCAGTTGGCCTAGCCGCCGCGCGGTCTCGTCATCCATCGGCACTACTCCTTCAGTGCTCGCATCTACGCGCGGAGCGCTTTGTAACCATGCGCGAGGTTGTGAGAGATTCCGCGTATTCTCGACGCCATTGCAGGTCTTCTCATGCCCATCGAACGGTCCTCAGGCCTGAATGCCATCGGGGGGAGTGCCCCAGTCGATATTGTCCGGGAAACCAGGCTGCTCGGGCACGCGTCGGAGAAAGGCTCGGTAGGATTTCCAGGCAGACCTCTGCTCTTCAGTGAGTTCGGCGTCGTTTCCCTGCGTCCAATCCGATCGATCAAGCTCAGCGTTTCTCCTGGCGCGTGCCTCGGTCGCTTTGAGGAGGGTTGCCGTTTGCTTCGTCATTTTCCCGGCCGCGATCTCTTCATCGTAGGTCATGGCCTGCAGGCTCATAACACCCTCGGCAGAGATCACAAGCTTCTGTCCTGGAGGAGCCTGATCGATACCATCCCTGATCCGCTCGAAGAAGTTCTTCGCAACAACTTCTCCTCGCTCGATTTTTTCTTCCGGCCGAAGAGTGAGTAATCCCATCGCGACCAATTCATCGGCGGATCTGCTCTTGTGCAGGTCAGGGGTGAAGAATCGAATATCACACGGGACGACTCCCGGCCAGTCGTCTGGAAGGACAACCACGTTCGGATCGTCGGGGATATCGCCGCAGCACTGTTTGACAATGATAGAGCCCTCAAGTATTCCGTATTGTCCGGTCATGGCATCCTCCTTATGCGGTCCTTATCCAATAGCGCTCAACGCTAAAAGGCCCTGTGTTCTCTGCGCCGATACGAGGCGAGCCATATCCAGCGGCTGTTTTTGGTAAACTAGTTTTCCCCTGCTGAGAGCCATTGCCGCCTGTAGTATAATTGCCATGATCGGAGACTGATCCATCCGATACGCCACCATAGGGCCACAAGTTACCACCCTGTGTGACAGGGCCGCCATTGTTGTGTATATGCGGCTGGGCCAGATCCCCGTGACCAGCAATGCCGTCATAGAAAGCGACTGCTCCGTTGGTGTATCCCGCTCCCTGCGTGATGATGGTTATCCCGGTCAACACGCCGTTTGTGACGACGCCGTCTGCGACCATCTGGGTGGTGCATGCACCGGCTATGGCAAAATGGAAGGTCCCGGACTGTCCGTTCAGGTATCCGTTTCCGCCATCGATGATGGTAGGCGTCGGTACACCGCCGGATATGGAGATCGAAAGGATAGCCGGCACTCCAGTGAAGAACGAGCCTGCAAGTCCACCTTCCACGCGCCGACCGAGTCCAGGCTCGCGGCTCGAGACGTTCGTCCAGGTTCCGCAGAAGAGCGTGTCGGGCCGCGGGTCAAAGGGCCCTTGTTTGTAGGGAGTGCCGATCGGTACCCACAGCTTCGTAGGATCACTGCGGACCCCAAACTCTGCAGGCGTCATTTGCCCAAGCATCGCGTTTATGGCATCGGCCAACGCGAGCAAATTGGCATCGACCTCGCTCGGAGTGAGTGAGCGCCCAAGTACCGTCGTGCCTTTCCCCGCGCCGTAATCCTGCGGGCTTTTGATATTTGCATACGGGAAACCCATGACCCCTCCTATACCTTCCAGCGGCCTTTTGCCTGGATATGAATTGAATAGGTATCAGAAGCCTGTGAAGCAGGTGACCAGAGATAGACAGAGCCTGGCGAGGCGGCGGTGGGGACCGCGGCGCCGCTCGCTATGGCAACCAGCTTTGTCGAATGATAAACGGAAATTTCGCACGACTTGAGAGAGGCGAAGGGAGCCGCGGCCGGCCAATTGCCGAGCGCCACTGCCGCAGCGGTCTTGTAGCCGACGCCGGCGGAGGTCGATATGGCGATTGTGACGCTCACGATCTTGTCGACTTCAAGCGTGCCATCGGGATATTTTGTCCAATAGCCATCGGCAGTGTCGGCCGACCGCACGAGATTCTGCAGGAGCTGCACATCCGGGTCGTAGGCTTCGAGCACAAGAGTCCGCTGCGAATAGTCGTTGGCCGCCCAGGGTATGCGCTCGTTCGTTTGAGCCAGAACCGTGCTTACGGTGATCGGCATCGTGAGGTCGTAGAGGACTTCGTCGAACTTCATGCCCGCGAGTTTGTCTTCGTTGAGCGTCACAGTGAGAGCGTCGGAACCGCCAATATTGAAGGTGCCGAACTGGATGTCCTCGAGTCCGAGGGCCACGTGCAGGATGTCTGCGGCCTGGACGTAGCCGAACCCGACATGGAGCCACCCTGCACGCGATATGAGGCGTCGCTGGGACCTTGATACACCGCTACTCGAGGAAATGATCGAGAGGTTGGTGTCGGCCTCCGTCACGACATAGACCAGCTGCCCCGAGTCTCCCGGATCGGTATAGGGGATCTGGCCCGTCGAGCCTGGATCGATGTACGGTATGGCGGTCTCAAAATAATGGAGCTTCACCCCGTTTGCGGCATTGCCTATGCTGACGATATCGAAGTTGTCGCCGACGGCGGGCACCTGGAACCAGAGATCAATCCACCAATCGCCGAAGAGCTCGGCGCCGAGGGCCATCGTGAGACTCATGCCTCCGACGATTGCGGCGCCGTCGACGGTGAAGGGCGCCATCGCGAGGATAGCGAGATCGTCTTCGTCGAAAGCGTAGCTTCCCTGGATGGTCCACCCGGAGGTGCCGAGCTGGTCGCTTACGTCGCCGTCGAAGTGGTAGACACGGGAGTTGGCCGATGGATAGGGCCGACCGAGGTCGAAGCCCCGGGCGCGGCGGGTCGCGTTGGTACCGTTCGAGATGACCAAGGGGCCGTCGGAATAGTGCTGCTGGGCGTAGAGACCTTCGAGGGCAAGGCGAACCATGGTGTGCCACATGCCGCCCCAGTAGCGACGGAAGGCAACTTCGGTCTCGTTGAGGTAGGCCTGCTCATTGCCCTCGACCTCGCCTGTCTGGCCGGAGAGAAAGCCTATGTCCTTGTCGATGATGACGTCGCCCTGGATGACTGCCTGGAGCGTCTCAAGGATTCCGGCTGCGAGCTTGTTCGTAGTGACCGATCCGGCGGCGAGATCTCCGGTCTGTGTCGGCGAGGCGACGCCCTGCACCGCGGAGGACCAGGAGGAGCGCAGCATGACCTTGGTGACTCGCCGGGCCCTATACCACAGGGAGCGGGCGAGCGGTGCATCGGCCGTGCCGGCGAGTGGAATATTGACATGCGCGAACATCTCGACCGGGGCGATTGTGTAGGCATTGAGATCGCCCTTCCAATCGAGGCCATCCTGCCTAAGCGAATACCACGGCCCGGCCATATCGGCCGCAACCTGTAGCTCGTAATCCTGAAAATTGGTGAGCTCCGGCTGACGATCCATGACGAGCGTGACAGACCGGTAGCCTCCTGACGCCGAGAGGTCGACAGTCGCCGGAATCGTTGTGCCGCCGCCCGCATCGTAGCCGCCCTGCAGCTCGCCATAGGTGGGTACGCCAGGCGGGCTCAGGGCAGCCTCTCGCGCGTCCCTTAGTGCCGACTCGATATCGTAGAGCGAGCTGATTACCGGAAAGGCGGCGCGGCTTCCGCTCTTCGAAATCTTGGGGTCATAGGGCGGAATCTGGAGGTTGGGGTCGTCAATGAGGTCGAATATCTCGCTCGCGTAATCGACGAGCGTGAGCTTCGCCGTGAGGTCCTCGGCCGGGCTTATGTCGGAGATGATGACGTCTTCAGTCACGAGGCCGGCCTCGCCGAAGGTGTAGAGGTTCTCGACCGCGATGCCGTAGGTCTCCGAGATAGGATTGACGAGCGCAACTTCTTTGACGATGCCCACGGGGGCGGTGACGGGACAGGTGATGATACCGAGCGTGGTCCGTATCGAGACTGCGTAGCTCTTGCCGTCCTCGAACTGGAGCTCCTCGTCTACGACGAGGCCCGTAACAAGGCCCTCGGCGACGACGGTGGAGACAATCCGCCCATAGGCGAGTCCGACTAAGATGACGTCGTGGGCGAAGAGCACGCGGTCGCCGATGGTCGCCACCAGGTATTCAAAATCGAGCGTGAGCTCGTGAGACTCGCATCGCAGGTGCGCGGCCGCGATCCTATAGCGACCGATCTTCCAGGCCTGGTCGGAGGAGGTGACGCCTTTGGTGTCGACCTCCTGGAAGCTCGTCGCGACCGTCTTGCCGCCCGAGCCGTCCTCGTTATAGCCGTCGTCGTAGACCACGAGTTGGCTCTGCTGATAGTCCAGAGCGGCGTCTATGAAGTTGATCTTGAGCGCATGGGGAAAGTCAGGGAAGGCCTTCGAGCCTGAGTATCCCCATGAGTTGCGGGGGGTGATCATCTGCATGGGCACGTCGCGCTCGCGATCGACGACGATCGAGTACTTGCCGTTTATTTTGATGCCGGTAGCGCGGCCGCACTGCGCGATGAGGTCGAGGAGCGTGTCCCGGTCATATTGATCGCTCACGACCATGTTGCACTCGTAATCTTTGTCCGAGCAGAACTGATGCCAGGACTCGAAGGCAGGCCAGTCGATCGCCGAATCCTGGGTCGGACGCGGGTTGGCGCGAGGATTGGTCAAGATGTAGAGGTAGGCGCTCGCGGGATTCGCCGTCCGGGCCGCGGGCCAGTGGTCCGCGCCGGAGCCGGATGAATCCCAGTTGCGCGCCAGGAGATGAGCGATGCAGGAGAGCTGACTGACGGTGCCGGAGAGCTGCCCTGTTGCCTTGATCCTGAGCGCCGCGACGGTGATCTGGGCTTGAGCCTTCTCGGAGATGGGCCTATCGAACTGTACGGCGCGGAGCGAGCCCCAATAGACCTTATCGATCGTCGAGGAATCGGAAGAGTCGCCGGTTACCCTTGTGAGCCGGACGTCGTACTGGCAATCCGTGGTGTAATCCGCTCCGCCTGAAGAGAGATTGTCGAGGTCTTTGGTGATCGTGAAGCGGAGGGCTTTCGTCGACTGAGCGCTGATGACGTCCCAGCCGCCAACCCAATGGCCGAGGCTCCTGTACTGGCTATCGTCGGCTCCGGCCGGCTTATACTCCGCCCTCAGCTCCACGGAGGCGTTTTGCTTGTTGCCGTCCTTGTCGTATTCAATGAGTCCGTTGAAGGCGACGTCGACGACGATTCGATTCGTCTTGGTCGCCGTCGTGAAGACGAGCGAGCCGGACGACCCGTCGTCGCTCTGGTTGCGGACCTCCTGTCCGACGCTCGTCTCCCGCACGATATAGGGGTACTGATCGAGCGTGGCACCGTCCTGGACGATCTCGACCGAGGCGTCGTCATACTTAGATAGGAGGGTGTCGCCTATCTTCCATGTGTCGGCGTCTATGGCGCAGTCGAGCGTGCTGACGGCGAAGAGCTGATGAAGGTACTGGTCGTTGCCCACAATCTCGGTATAGGGCGCGGCCGCGTTGTCGGGCGCGATCCGGTGCTTTCCGAGGACGATGGAGACGGGACCGCCGAGCACCGTCTGGTTCTGAGAGCCGCGAAGGTAATTCGCGCTCTGGGCCTGATCCTGCGACGAGAGGCCCGGCAGCTTTGTGTTGTAGAGCACGACGCCGCCTAGGAAGAGCGAGACGCCGGAGCCGATGAGCGCGGCACCGATGCCTGCTCCTATGCCGGCGGTGAAGACGGTGAGGAGGACGCCGGCGACGACCATGAGGGCCCCGCCGATCTTCGATTCCGTACCCATTTTCCGCGTATCGCCAGCAGGAACGACGTTGACGAAGATGAGGTCGCCGTCGGCCGGTATGAAAGCGGGATCGGCCACCTGTCCGTCGTTGACGGTGAAACGCGCGTGCGAAAGGTCGAGGTCGAGCTCAAGGGAAGAGAAGAGCTCGGCGAGGGGCGCCCGGGGGAGGTCCCGGACGATGCGCCTGGTGGCGTCGAAGGGGTGGACCTTAGCGACGAGGCGCACGGACACGGTAGTATCCCTCCAGGTGACGGTCAATAAACGGAGAGCTTAAACGCTCAAGGAGCGAGCCACGGCGGTCGAGCGTGTGAAGCAGCATTCCGTCCCCGACGTAGAGCCCAAGGTGCGCGCTCTGGCCGCCGACGGAGATGACCGCGACGGCGCCGAGCTCGGGGGCGGCGAGCCGCTCTCCCGAAAGGAGCGGCAGCTCCTCATGGACGAGAGAGCCGACTTCGGAATGGTCGAAGGGGTCGCGGTAGTCAGTGACGAGGTCGGGCAGGGCGAGGCCGAACTCCTGCTCGAGTACGAGGCGCACGAGGCCGTAGCAGTCGCACCCGCTAAAGTCGCGGCCGAGGGGCATGAAGGGAATCCCGATGTAGTTGGCGCACCAGCGGGGTATCATCGCCGTCTCCTAATACAGTCCCGGAAAATCCGCGGGGTTGAAGGTCAGCTTCGGCACGGCCATGCCCCCGTCGACGTCGTCGTAGAGCGTCCCGGAGAGGTCCTGCGCGGTCCATTTGACATCGCGGAGCGAGAACGAGACGGGCCCGAACTCGTAGATGTCGGGAGAGGTGGCACGAATGGTCATGCCGGTGAGGGTGAGCGGCGCCGAAACCGACCGAGCGAGCTCTACCGCGCGGCGGTCGATATTGGAAATGGAGAAGGTGGCCTTCGTTGAGGCGCCGACTTTTGCGTTGGGGAGATTGAAGCTGAACAGGGCGGCCTCGTAAGTTTTCCCATTCGATACGATGTTTTGGGTGTTGTCGACGAAATACAAAGGCGACGAGAGTTCGGGGCTCGATATCTCAAGGAGCGTGAGGTAGACCTCGCCGGTCTGGGCGGCGAACATTTCGGACTTGGCGGCATCCGAAATCATAGAGAGCCTCCCGGAAGCTTCTCAACCTGAAAGGTGACGACGTACATTCCATTCCACGCTTCCCACTTGAAGGCGCCCACGAATCGAAAGAGCGCCAGCGAGGCGTCCCGCGGGTCCAGCCAATAGAATGGCAACGAGCCGCGGTAGAGCGTCGAGCGATAGAAGGAGCGGAAGGAGGCGAGCTGATCCACGCCGAGGAGAAGCTGCCCGGACATAGGTTCGCTCGCCGCGGTGTAGCGCGGCCGCACCTTCGCCGGCCCTATGTCGGTGTCTTCCCGGATGTTCACGTCGGGCTCTTCGCCCGAGAGCCCATTGATGGTGAACATGGCCGGAAGCCCGACCGGCCAGGATGCGTAGCTCATCCGCGCATCACCTGCCGCCTGACGGAGTAGCGGCCCATGAGAGCCTTGTCGTGGCGGCCGGAGGCGAGGTTCTGGTCGACGAGGCTTCCCACCATGATCTCGACGGTCTTCTGCATGCCTCGGTCCGACGTCTTGGTGCTTACCTCTTGGCCCGAATAGTTGTGGATGTTGACCGTGGTCGAGCTTTTCCCCGCGCCCGTCGCGCCGATGCCGAGCCTGCCGTCCGATAGCCGCTCCAAGGGCATGACGGCCTCGGCCCCCCGTTCGCCCATTTCGCCCATGGAGAAGGACGTGGCGCGCTTCACGACCCTGTTCGTGAAGGCTCCCCCTGATGCGAAGCGGACAAGCTCGCCTGAGTCGAAGACGTTGCCCTTGGCGCTCTGGACGGAGCTCTGGGACGACGTGCTTTGATCGACGAAGCCGTCGATGAAGGCGGATGTCAGTCCGGCCGTAACGAGGCCGAGGCCGACAGCCCACATTGATGGATTCTGCGCGATAAGCGAGAGTCCAGCCTGGACGAAGAGCATGGGCAGCTCGTCGAGGATCTTTGTCGCGAGGTCCGCGATCACGCTTCCGAGCTCGTCACCCGAGAGCTTGCCGTCTTGGAAGGCGGCGCCGAGCTCCTTGAAGGAATCGACGGTGCCCTCGACGGTGAGGGAGGCGAGCTCGCCGCCGAGCTTTCCAAAGGTGTCGACGAGATCGTTCGCGACGCCGTTTAGCTTGAGCATGTGCTGAATGTTCTGATCGACCCAGTCCTCGAAATTGGACGTTGTGATTGGCTCGTCGATCTTCGCGCGCGCTTCATCAATCGCCGCATATCGCTCTTGGGTATCTTGTATCCATTTCTTCTGGGCATCCGCATAGGAGTCCTGGTCCTTCAATTTCTGGACCGTCGCCATGTCCTCTATTTTCAGATTTCCACCAATGTAGCTATTGAGCTCGTCGTAGTATTTCTTCCAGGACTCGCCCTCCTGCCTCATCGCCTCGTCCGCTTCATTCCTACTCTCTTGGGCGATGGTGAGCTTATTGACCTGCCCGGTCAGATCGGCGATCGTCGCGGCATAGGCCTTCGCGGCGGGATTGTTGGTGGACACAAGGCCGTTCGATTCCGATATGAGCCTGACATAGGCGTCGGTATATGCGTTGAGCTTGTCCTGTGCGGAGACTTCTTTGTTGGTGACCTCGGCCTCGAGCTCCATCGAGGCGAGCTTCCCTTTGAGCGCCGCGTCGACTTGGGCGATGTATGCCGCGGCGGCCTGGTCTCGAGAGTCCGCTGCGGAATTGGCTGTTTGGGCGGCGAGCTTCTTGGCATCTTCCTGAGCCGCCTTGAGCTTGGCCTGGAGGGCGGCGATCCTCGCGTCGAGCTCCTTGTCCTGGGAAGAGATCTGCGCCTCGAGAGCTTGGGGGCTCGCGCCCATTCCGAATCCCATCATGAGGCCCGTGATATTCTGGCTCGTGATACTCTGCTTTTCTTTTTCAAGCTCGGCGATTGCGTTCTTGATCGTCTCCGTGTCGACGCTGCCTGCCTCGGCGTCGCGGAGGTCGTTGATTCCCTTACGGGCGTCGGCGGCATTCTTCGCCATGTCGGCCAGCCAGTCATTGAAGGCCTTCATCGCGGGAGCGAGGCCTCGTCCGGTCTCCTTTTTAAGGTCGGAGATGGCGAGGGCCAGCTTCTTCGTGCCGTCGGGATCGACCTTTTCCGTTGCCGCGGCGACACCGCCGACTCTCTCCTCCACGGCCTTGAGGATGACCGCCTGGGCATCCGCGCTCTTGCCCGCCGCGACGAACTTCTTGGCGAGGCTCTCCTCGGTATCGGACAGCGAGACGCCGGCCCGGCGCATGGCGCCGAGGCCTTCGGCGGGGTCTTCGAGGGCCCGCCCGAGCATCTGCGCCGCTTGGGCCGCGTCGGTACCCATGGCGCGCGAGAGGTCGAGGGACAGCGACGTGGCCTTGGCAAAGGCGTCGCCCGAGATGTTCGTGAACTTCAAAAGGACGCTTTGGGCGCTCGTGATTTCGTCGTCGTCGATCTGCGTGGCGTCTTGGAGCTTATCTGCCATGTCCGCGAGCTGCGATGCCGTATAGCCGGCCGCTCCGCCCGTGGCTTGGATCTGAGCCGCAAGGCGGGCGTGCGCGGTCGCCGAATTGCGGTATTCCTCGATCGAATCGGAGAGGTATTT